CTTCCGCCTAATCTTAACGTACGCTTTCATGTTAATGAGCGTACTAGTCTGACTTAATTGCTTGAACATCCACTTCTTTTGCCAAAGAATTTTCACTACGTTCGGATCGTACATCAGCCACGTAGGCGTGTTGTTGTTACGGTTATCGATCACTTGTTGAGGAAGGCGGAAGGTACTATTTATTGAATACTCAGCCCATGTAAAAAACGTCAGTCTAAACTGAATGTCCGGGTTCAGGGCAGTAGCAGAGTTCATGTAGCCATTGAACTGCCACCGGATGCCCCTGAGCAGGAATTGGTCCCCAATCACCGAACTGTTCGACTGCTTCTGGTCGTCCACGCGGGGTATGGTCGCTAACGGGTTGACCGCCACCGCCCAGTCGTCCCCGCCCCCGCCCGAGTAATACCCCGAGTCCGTGAGGTACGTGACGTACCCCAAGTCGAGAACGTTGACCTTGGTCTCGACCGGGCCCAAGGCGATCGCACGGATCGCCCTCTCCATGTGTTTGCTGAGCCTGCGACTCTTGCGCTTCGCGCGACGCGTCTTCCTCCTGTACGCCATGGCATATGTTGGACCCCGGGGTTGGTTGGTTTGGCTTCGTGGTTGGCTTCGTGGTTGGCTTCGTGGTACGCGTTTCTTTGACGCGCCGCAGTTACTGCGGAACCACGGTGGCTTTTATATATAAGGAGGAGCGAGGGAGCGGCAATTGACCGTGAAGAATCTTAACACGGTCAATTGCTCCACTTCGTTTTAATGGCGCGCACTCCTCGGACTAACGGGCAGAGGTTTTTTTTGACCTATTCGCAAGCAGAGAACGCCGCCATCGATGAACTCGCCGACTTCCTCCATTCTCTTGCCCCTGGATGGCTCGAAATCGTCCAAGAAGCCCACGAAGACGGTGGGATTCATTACCACGTCGTCCTCTGTTACGACGAGCGATTCCAGCGACCTCTCGACGTCTTCGACCACGCCGGATACCATCCAAACATCCTGCCCATCAAGAACGCCACCACCGATCTTAACAACCGCCGTCACTACATTAGGAAGGGGGCGGAAAGGAGTGAGGCGGACTGCCACACTATCAAGGACCACAAGAGGCGCGCGTGCGACTACACCATCGAGCCCGACACCCGCGGTGACGTACCCGAGTACCTTCCTACGGCAGGACGCCTCAATTGGGGAGGGATCCTTGACGCAGCAACTACAGCCGACGACTTCTTCGCGCTCGTCAGACTCAATCAGCCTAAAGACTGGGTCCTCCGAAACGACCAGGTCGTCAAGTACGCGGCCACGCACTACAAGGAAGCAGAAGAGCCCGAGGAGGTCTTTGCTCCAGAAAGCTGGAACGTTCCTGCCGCCATGGATGACTGGGTCAAGTCAGTATTCGCAGAGGTAAGTTTTTTTTGTTCCGGCACGTTCACACGTACCTCCCTTGGTATATTGAGTGTTGATTTAGTATCCATATTTAGCCGAAACCGCGCAGGCCGAAAACCCTCCTCCTTGTTGGGCCAACCCGACTTGGTAAGACCGTGTGGGCCAAATCACTCGGTCGTTACACTTACATGTGCGGACTGTGGCATTCCGATAAGTTCGACGACAGGGCCGACTACCTTATTTTAGACGACTTTGAGTTTGATTTTTTTGCGGGGATGCGCAAGGCTATTTGGGGTAGCCAGGAGGTTTTTACGACCACTGATAAGTATAGGAAGGGCGTGGCTAGGTGGGGGAAGCCAACGATATGGCTTTGCCAGGAGGAGAAAAACCCGTTTACTGCGTTAGATAGAAACGGGAAGTTTGTTATGGATCCCAAAGAGCGGGATTGGTACGAGGCGAATTGTGTAGAAATCCACGTTACGGAGAAGTTGTTCGTAGTTTAATATATTTATTCTGAAACCCACGCTTCGCGCATAACCCTTCTCCATTGCGGACTACATTATGCTAACCCAAAGGTGTGAGCGGTTGTGAAACCCTAACCCTAATCCGCCTCCGGCACACTAAGGGTCCTTGAAATAAACCCGTGTGCCGATAACTGGTTGGTTCAGGAGAGCCCCCAGATCCGTGACCGTGGGCGCAAACGCTTCAAGACACCAATAAATCTGGTTTCCCTTAATCTCCTGAACGAAATCTGGTGTAATCAACTGTTGCGGTGCAACAGTTCTGATCTTCCGCCTAATCTTAACGTACGCTTTCATGTTAATGAGCGTACTAGTCTGACTTAATTGCTTGAACATCCACTTCTTTTGCCAAAGAATTTTCACTACGTTCGGATCGTACATCAGCCAC